TTGAGTTTACCATTGCAAGTACAACTTCAGTTCGAACTGTACTTCAGCAACTGTCAATCGCCTTCAACTTCGACATGGTAAACTCAGGTGGAATCTTAAAGTTCGTACCAAGAACCCCAAGCATTGTGGAGACTTTGACGATTCAAGATCTTGGTTTTTCAGCAAATGCACTGCCGCCTGCTCCTTATACCAGTAAAAGATTTCAAGGCATTTCGCTACCCAGAAAGATCAATGTCACGTATTTCAGCCCAAGCCTTGATGGCAACAACTACACACAGTCGGCTGAGTTGTTTACATATGCCGAAGGGAATGAGATTTCAGTCAATATCCCAATCGCATTGACTGACGCTCAAGCAAGAAAGATCGCGGAACTTTCATTGACAAATGCTCATTTAGAAAGAATGAACTACAAGTTCACAACAAGCTATAAGTTTATCCACTTAGAGCCAAGTGACACCGTTGATTCACCAATGGGAATCATTCGAATAACCAAAATGAATGAAGTTGAAGATGGCTTACTTCAGTTTGAAGCCTGTGACGCTGGGGAACCAAGCGCCTCTGCCTTGAGTAACCTTGCATACAGCACACCAAATGCAACAGGCAACACTGACGCAACCTTGGGTTATTCAGCCAGTATCTTCATTGATCCGCCATGGACTGATGTGTCAGACACCGGTATTCGTCTATTCAGTGTAGTTCATGGCTATGGCAAGCCAAACTGGCCAGGTGCAATGATCTACGTAAGTCGTGACAATGGTTCGACCTACAACCAAATGTTGACTGTTACAAATGAAAGTACGTTTGGCAAAGCAAATGCTATTTTAGCTGCACCAAACATTACTACTTCTGGAGCCGATACTGGCTGGGACGTTGCCAATACACTGTCAGTCACATTGAAAACAGGAACTTTGACTTCAACTTCAGACGCAGATGTAGTTGCCGGCGCAAATCGACTTTATGTTGGACAAGAGCTGATTGCCTTTGGTGTTGCAACTTTAACGGCGCCAAATACGTACACCCTGTCTAGGTTAAAACGTGGTCTTACTGGAACACTTCAGTTTGGATCAACTCATGGTGCCGACGAACTTGTGACTCTTGCCAGCACCTTAGTTCGAGTTCCATTACTTGAAAGTGACTATAAGAAAACGCTGAAGTTTAAAACAGTGACCGTTGGTTCAACTCTTGCCGTTGCCGATGAAGACACCGTCGAAGTTGTCTCTAACAACAATAAACTTTGGGCGCCAACTTTGTCAAGTGCGACATTTAACTCAACTGATAACTCATGGGTTCTTGTTTGGACTGAAAATATTCGTTCACCTGACGTCTTTAATAATGGAGCCAGTACATTGACACAGGTTGACGCCGATCAAGCAGGTTGGGGTGTAGCAATATTAGATTCGAGTTCAAATGTTGTAAGTACGAGACCAGTTGGTTATAAGACATACACCTACACCGCCGCGGAGCAAGCTGCAGATTTTGGATCAGTTCAGTCGCATATTAAAGCGGTGGTTGTGCCAATGCATACGCGTTATGGCGGTGGCTATCCGTTAACTATAAATACATAAAAGTGAGGGCTATATGGCTAAAGGGAAGGGAAAAGATGGAGGCGATAAAAAATGCTGAACGCTACGTTTTCAAAAAGACAGAGAAATAAACGCAGAGACGCAGACAAGACCCTTAGTCTGTCAGTTTTCATAGCCTTTCTGGAGTTAAGTAATGGCATTAGCAACTAATACAGATTTAGGCACGATCGTGCTAAGTGGTGACTTTTATGGTGACAATGCCGCAGCACCCAGTCTTGTAGCAAGTGGTGTCACTCCTGGTGTTACTTCAAACTTTTATTCGCAGGTCATTGACACAAAGGGTAGAACTGTTTATAGAGCAGAATATGCTCAGTTATCGCCTGCTGATTACACTGTAATCTATAACTTGCTTGGTGGTTCTTCATTACCGACGGCAACAACTTCAAGCTTTGGTATTGTTCAGATTGGTAGTGGATTTTCTATTGATTCTGGAACTCTTTCTGCAACTATTGCCACTTCATCAAATACAGGTATCGTTCAACCAGGATCTGGTTTGACTGTGAGTAGTGGCGTTATTGATTTAGTGACAGCTTCTGCTTCAGTACTTGGTGGAGTAAAGATTGGTTCTGGATTAGTTATTTCATCTGGAGTATTAAGTGTTGCCCTTGCACCGGCAGATGGATCTGCCGGTGGATTAATACAGATTGGATCTAACTTAAATGTTAGTTCTGGAGTAGTAAGTTTCCCATTAGCAACTACTTCTACAACCGGTGCAGTAATCGTTGGTACAACCTTTTCAATTACAGCAGGAACTATTGAAGCAAATATTGCAACTGACACGGTTCTCGGTTTAGTAAAAGTAGGAAGTGGACTTGATTCAACTGGTGGTGTTTTAACTCCAGTAATAGCAACTACTTCTAATCTCGGCGTTGCTCAAGTTGGTACAAATATCAATGTGAGTGCCGGTGTTATTTCAATACCTACAGCAACCACTGTAACAAAAGGTCTATTTAGATCAGGAACAAATATAACAGTTTCTAGTGGCGTATTAAACATCCCTAACGCAACAACTTCATCACTTGGAGCAGTTCAAATAAGTGATGGATTTACAATGACTGGAAATGTTTTGTCATTAACATTGGCAACAGATACTATATTTGGTGGTATTAAGCCTGGTGCAGGTATTAATATCAATAGTGGTGTTATTTCTTGTGGTTATGCAACTTCATCTGCACCTGGTACTTATAACAGTCTTGGTTCAGGTTTTTCTGGTTCTCCTATAAACTTTACTGGTAACCCATGGGGAGCAAAGTTTTTAGTTGGTAATGACGTGAATACTTATGGTTTAAACACAGTTAACTTTACTGTGCAACCAAATAATGGAAAAACAAGATTTAGTAATACTTCTTTTACTGGGGCACCACAAGCAGTTACTACTTTATATGCAGCACCATTTGCAGCTGGAATGACAACTTCTACATATTATAAGTACACTGTTTATGTTCAACCATATTGGAATGGTTCTTCAGTTCAGAACCTTGAAGTTGGTATTAGTTCTGGTACAGCTCCAGGAACAGTGATTAAGTCAGTTTATAGGCAGAATCTTGGTAATACATTTAGTTCTTCTAATGGTACCACTCAAAGAGAAGGTGCAACTATAGCTCTTAACTTTTTATTCATTAAGTTTAACACTGGATCTAGCGATTTAACTTATGCAATCGATTTAAATGATTCAGGATCCTTTTTAGGTATTTGGGAGTAACAAATGGCGCAAGCAACCACATTAACATACGGCGAGATTAAACTTGCTGGAGATTTAGCCGGTAATAATAATGCGTTAGCTCCTGAGTTAACCAATACTGGTGTAACTGCCGGTAACTATATTTTACCGAAGTTAACAATCGATTCAAAGGGTAGAATAACTGATGCAGTCAACTCTACTTGGGTGGATATTTTACCACTTGTAACTACAGCAACAACTTCCGTAAAAGGTGTAGTTCAGATTGGAACAAATATTGACATAACGAGCGGTGTTATTAGTATTCCAGTGGCAACATCATCTACACTTGGTGCCGTGCAAGTTGGTACTACTTTGACTGTAAGTTCTGGTGTCTTAAATGCACCGACTGCATCTGGTTCAGTTCTTGGATTGATTAAAGTTGGCAATGGACTTTCAATAACTTCTGGGGTATTAAGTCTTAATGCTCCTTTAGCAACAACTTCTGTTCCTGGTATTGTACAAGTTGGATCTAACTTAACTGTTTCAGGTGGTGTGATTAGTGCTCCGTTAGCAACTACTTCTACTGCTGGTGCGGTAATCGTTGGATCTAATATCTCAGTTAGTTCTGGCACAATCAGCATTCCTACAGCAACTGCTTCAGTGTTTGGTGTTGTAAAACCTGGTGCAGGCATTTCAATAACGGCAGGTGTTATCAGCACAACAGGTAACGCTGCAACAACTTCAGCTTTAGGTTTAGTTCAAGTTGGTACGAATATCAATGTCAGTGCTGGTGTGATCAGCGTTAATACTGCAACAACTTCAGTATTAGGTATTGCTTCAGTTGGTTCAGGTTTAACTGTTGCTTCTGGTGTTATCTCTGTTGTAACTGCAAGTACTTCAGTTCTTGGTGTAGTTCAGGTTGGATCAAATATAAATGTTAGTTCAGGTGTAATATCTGTGCCTGTAGCAACTGGGTCTACATTTGGATTAGTCAAAATCGGTACTGGGTTAAATGTTACTGGTGGTGTAGTAAGCATAAACTCTGGTTCATTTACTACTGGAACTGGATTAGAAGTAACTTCTACCGGAGTTCTTCAACTTTCAACTGTAGGTCAAATATCTGCAGCAGTTACATATGAATCTTTAACTTCAGGTGGAGCTTTAAATCTAAACGTCACTGGTTCTGGATTTGATTTAGTTAACGTAAGTGGAACAATACCATTTATTACAGCGACAAGCATTTCTTGTTCAACAAGTGCTGCTAAACATTATTTGTTTTTTAATACAAGTGGCACTTCAAAAACATTTTATATTCCATCTGGAACTGACGGAGCAACACCATATTCAGTAACATTAAATGGAATAACAGAAAAACATCTGTTAGTCAGATATGATTTTTTTGATATTGGAACTGGTTCAGTTCATGTTTTAGTTCCTTTAGATTTTACAAAATACATGTGGAAGTTCGGCTAATGTCAATATTAAATATCCTATTAAAGCTCTCACCTGCCCTTGAGCAAGGCGAATCACTGGCAAATGCAAGTACTTGGACAAATGTTGTTCAAGCTAAAAATGCTATAGTCACGGTTCTTGGTTTTAGTTTGGTAATCATTAAGCAACTTGGTTACGACTTACCAATCAGTGACTACCAACTTGTAGAACTTGCTGGTGCGGTCGCGTCGATTGGCGCGGTAGTTAACGGCTACTTTCATGTAGCCCTCAATAAAGAAGTAGGATTAAAACGACATTAAGACGTATAGTCTTTTGTCACCTTTTTGAACTGGAAAAATACCGGTTCTGCTTCTATGAAGAATGGCTTATGGAATCGGACATTTTTCGTTTCGATTCCATACTGCTTTCTTACATGTCTTTTAAAAGCATTTTCTCGTCTTATGTCTTGCTCTTCCTTGTATTTCTGATCTTTTAGCTTAGAGGTCTTCAACCTTTCAGCTAACAAAATCTCGTGCTCACTTACCAGTTCGTCATACTTCTTCCGCAGATCAGTTACCCTTTGCTCGGCCTCTCTAATCTGCTTGTTTATCTCAGTCGAGTTATTCTTGTCATAAGAATAAAGTACTTTTAAAGTCATCCGTTCTTCTCTAATGTCAGCTAGACATTGCTTTTTTTCTGAAAGGAGTCGTTTGCCTTCATCGATTAGGTCTTTATGTTTAGCTTTTGCATTTTCTTTCTCCATTTGCTTTTTCCTATTTTTCCGACGAAACACTTCAATCTTCAACATCAAGGTCATTGCTAATCTGTCAAGCCGGAAGTCAGTTTGTTTACGTGGTGTAAAACTGGCCAAGACAAGTTCTAAGTGATAAGCAGTCATAAAGTCACTCCTATGTGCGCTTTTTTACTTATTTATGTTATCTAGTTATCATTTCTATGTCATTTACCTGTATACAACTTACAAAACCTATTATAAGATATCCACATATTCTAAATACCAAGGAGAAAATCATATGACAACTTCAAAACAAATCAAGCACTTCATGTCACAAAACAATGTTTCACGTGACGAAGCAGTCCGCCACTTCAGAGAAAACAAAGTTGATGAGACCACCAAAATGGTTTCATTGATTGAAGATTTACTGGAACATCACATCAACAAGATCTACAGAGAAAGCGCCGTCACTAAGCCAAATGGCTATGTGCTAAACCCAATCATTGCCGACCAAGTTGACCGTGTCATCAAACATGTCTGTAACACAGATCCAACTATCCTGCATAACTTTTTCAACAGCAAGTATTCTGAAGCATGGGTAAGTTCATTTGAAGTCAGAAATAACACAAAAGCAATCACTGAACTGGCTGACATTACAAAGTTGGACAAACGCGAACAACTCAAGCTTGGCATATTTGACTACATTGGTGGTTGGTGCAAACTTAACGACAGTGACACAGTGACACTGATTAAAGCAAGAATGTAGGAACCATAATCTTTTTTCACAAGTGATCCCAGAGGTGATCTGCTTCATTCAGATCACCTTGTAACTAAAATGTAATGAGGACTTTATATGCAAACCAATCAACTGACACCTGACACACAAAAGTTTATCGACGAGATCAATAAAACGAAGACTGTCGAAGAACTGATAGCCATCTTTGAAAAACAATCTTTTGATCGGTAAATGGCTAAGGCTACTCTGGTAGACTATTGGCCTATACGAGTTATGAAGTTAGCTCAACATAAAAACAACCCAAAGAAAGTCGCCTTCTGGAACTCAGTCGGCTCTCTCATCTGGTGGGCACGTCAGTTTGAATATGACTTAAGTCATATTGACATAAAACTACTGTCTAAAAGCGACTTCAAAGATGACTCGATCATTGATGACTTGATCTTACACTTATCACAGGTAAAAAATGAAAACACATTCACACATCGTTCCGCATCTAAAAAGAAGATACTATGACTTGCTACTTTGGATCAAGCATAATGATCCAGACTTCAGTGTCGAGGTCATGGTTGAAAACTGCCACACTGATCAAATCACCAAAGCAGGTTGCGCAACTTGGCTCAACATTTATTATTCAGACTGGTTAACTAATCGACTTGTTGATGACGACCTTTCTACTGAAGATTTCAAAAAACTTTGGTTGGGATTCAGAGAAAAGTTAGATGAGTGCTACAATACGTAAAGCTGATCACATCTCGTCTTTATAAACTTCAAACTTGAATGTACCTACATCCATTCCACAAAAGTGCACAGAGGTGATCTGAGTGACACATAAAATGTTGAAGAAATCAAAGCCATATGCCCCTATACCTGGTGATCCACGATCAATAGCTCGCTGTAAAAAGGCGTTAAGCTTTTGTCTAAAGTACCTTAAAGAATCAGAGCCAAGACAGGTTCATCGTAACACTTTAGATCTGTATTTTGGAGCTCATTCAAAAAATCTTAGCGATTGGCTGAGACGCAGACTGCTACTCAAGTTCAGTCATTATGAAGTTGGTGTTGAATGTAAAAGCTATCTGCTTAATACTGAACGCCTGTCTGACGTAGTTGACTACATCAAGTCAGTTGGTAAAAGAAACAGAAGTGCAGTCTCTATTGTTGATTACAAGTTGCACGACTTTGTTGATTTCGATGAAGAGTTAGTTTTGTACAAACCTGAGCTTGTCGCCGGCGTATTTCAATATAAAGAAGTTGACAATCGCTTTTATCACCCGTTGATATTTCTGTCAAAATCAGTCAAATCAAAGTTCTGGTCAAGTGTCGGTTATAACTTCAACTATGACGTTTCGACATGTGCCCCTACTCTACTAGTTCAACTTGCCATTCGACATGGATTTAAAAAAGCTGAACCAATACTCGACTTCATCGAAAATAAACACGTCTATCGAGAACTTGTTTCTTCAATCACTGGGTTCGATGAAAAGCAAAGCAAAGATTTAATCAACGCGTGGTTCAATGGAGCTCGACTTTCAAGTCATCATCAATGTGCTACATTTAGACATCTACAATATGATGAAGAAAAAATGAGTGAGCTAAAGACAAATGAAAAAATAGTCGACTTAAGAAAGTCAATCGCGTTGATGTGGCAGCAAATAAAAAAAGCGAGACATATAAGTTGTCGTCTCAATGGAAAGATAAAGATGAACTTGTACTTCAATGAAGAAAGAAAAGTGATGGATGAAATATGTAATGAAGTTGCTCAACAAGAAATATTATTTTTCAGAGAACATGATGGATTTAGGACAAATGAAAAAGCGGATAAAAAGAAGATTGAAGAAAAAGTGTTGATGAAAACAGGTTACAAGATAAAGTTAAAAGAGGAAGAAATATAGCTGCTGTGTGGGGGGCCATCCTTGTGGTGAACAAGTTGCACTAGTATCATAGATTAGTTTAAGAAGTTGTTCTAAGTTGTTGATGTTGTGTTCGTCATAGTGCAGACACATGGGGGTACTTCAAGTGGCATCACTTATAAAACGTTTTATAAGAGTGTAAATAGAAGGTGACATATTTTATAATGTCACTGTGTTGTTTTTTTGGAGGATAAGGACAATGACATGTCATTGTCATCAAGGTGATTAGTGTTACGCACGACACAGTCGAATATTGATATGCCAATCAGAAAAGAAATAACTATGGGTTCTTCTTTTCTTATTACTTTGACATAAAACCTGGTCAACCTGTTTTTGAATCAATGAAAAGCTATCAAATAAATCGATTTCGACAAGGTAGTCAATGGGTATTTGACTGGACTACCGTTAAGCAAATCTAAACTTTTTAACCCAATAGAGGTAACCTTTTATGAATAAAATCGTAGTCACTATCACAAAAAAACCAGATCTTTCAGGCACTTCATGCACAATATGGTTCCGTAGAAATGGATCACCGGCCGGTTATAACCAGTACAACAAAGCTCACCGTAGCTATGGAGAAAATCTTCTTCAAATGGGCCCTGGTGTTTATCGCCTAACAACCGAAAGAGGCGAAAATGGCAAGTGGTTTACAACTGACCTTGAACTCATCAAACAGTTCAACCAAGAATGGAACGCAGTTGAAGAAACAGATACATATGAGTTTACCTGTGTCACCTTGGTCGGGAACAAACTCAACTATTGCTCAAGCTTTGCCTTAACTGACGAAGTTAGATCTGAACCTGAACTTTACACAAAGTCATTAAGAACTGACATTGGTAACAAGCTCATCGAAGGCGAGCTATACAATGTAGTCAGGATAAAACAAGGTAGTCGTTGGGACTGGGATGAATCAACCATTATCCCTACACCAAATGACGTCATCCGTCGTAAGTCACAATGGTTCCGTGATTTGTTTAATGACGGTAAACTTAAGTCACAAAAGATCATTTGCCCATATGACAAGCCAAGTGGGCCAACAATCATAGTATGGTAACTAAATGAAACAACGTCAAGAAGGACTTTGGTATTTGACTGAAGAGACCCGCGAACGGATGTCTAAGTCAAAGATGGGTAAAGCCACGCCATGGAATGAAGGCAAACAAGAAAGAATCCCTTGCCCTCATTGTGGTCGACTCATTGGCTATAAGCAACTTAAAAAACATGAGAGTTATTGTGATGCCAAAGTTTCGGAGTAAGTTTGAAGCAACCTTTGCCAGGCAACTTAAAGATGCCAGCATAAAATATGACTATGAGCCAGAGAAGATCTTGTATTCGATCGTTCATAACTATACACCTGACTTTAAACTTGCTGAAAATGTCTTTATTGAAACAAAAGGCCTTTGGACTGGAAATGACAGGAACAAGCACAAGCACGTTCGTGATCAGAACCCCGACATAAAGATTTTACTTGTTTTTCAAGATCCTTTTAGATCACTTTCTAAAAAAAGCAAGACCACCTATGTAAGTTATTGTGACAAACTTGGGTGGGCTTGGTCAAGTTCTAACATGGCCGACGTAAAAGCGGCCTTAGACAAACTTTTAAATACCTAACTTTTGGAGGGGGTAATGCATATGGGACGTCTAATACTCTGTTAAATCAGACTGCCGAAGAACTCAGTCGTATGAAAACTATTCCACTTAAGTGTGCCCCTCCTTAAATCAAGAACACACTTAAGAAATCTCCTTGTTCATGTAGCGCCTGCCTACATATAAGCTCTCAGCAGGCACTTACTCATTTTTAAAAAAGGACATTTATGCCAACGCCACTATGGACAGTACTCGGCTATGTAGCTGACATCTACAGAAGACAAGATAATGAATCAGAGTTTGACTTCCACAACCTATTCACCGTCGCCAACAAATACTGTGCAACCGTAGAACTTGACGAAGAAAAAGACCTTACTGAACTCTTTTTAATCTTTATGGAAATCAGCAAAATCGGCCTAGGACTTGCTGAATCAGTTGACAATATCTTAAAATAAGAAGAATCTTTTGGATAACTTACAAAAAATATTGTAAGTTATGTAAACGTTATGATATAATGATTTCCATTGGAGGTAGTTATGTTGAAGATCTTGGTTTTAGTTCTATTAAGTCAGAGTGTATTTGCAGAAGTGTTGTACGTGACACCTCAGATCACCTCTGGGACACTTAGTTACAGGGTTAGTAATAACCCACAACCTTATTCAATAACACCCCCAAAGGTTCCTGATCTTAAGCCAATCTGTGCTAACTTCGGAAAAGATTTTGCAACAACTCAATGGTTGAAGTGCGCTGAAGCCGGTCAACTTAGGAAATAAAATGATTATTCTTGATGATTTACTCTTTTTTCAAGAAAGTATTTAACCAGTTCATGGCAAGGTAAAAGGTAAAAACGAACCATTAAAACCGTGCTGGCTTAGCAATGAAGATATCTTTCAATAGGTCAAGTCAGGAATCGAATCTTTGGAAAAAACCAAGCAAGGTTCTGCGTCATGCCTGTCTATGATCACTCAATCTCAGAAAGATATGACAGCTTATCCAGAGCCATGTCTGCTGACGACGTTGCTCAAGAAATCGAATACTTGATTAACCATCCACTAAAAGCAAGTGCATTAACAATGAAGAGAACAAAATGAATGACAGGCATTTTATTGAAATGAAAAAACTTTTTAGCAATGGAACAGTTACTATAAAGACAAACAAAGGCGACGTACTTGAAACCAAGGTTGTTGACGGCGTCGTTGAAAAATCAATGCTGACCCGACCAGTTGTCACACCAAGTTTACCAAAAGACATCCTAGATCTACTCCACCAAGACGTCAAAAACAGCATTGTGGCCGACATAGATGAAGAATGGCTTGACCCAACCCTCAGAGAAGATTTTCGTGATGACAAAAAGCTCTACAGAGATGTTATCTCACATCTATGTGTTGCTGAACTTGTCTTTGGTCCGGGCATTAACAAATATCTACTCAAGTCAGGTGCAGCAAGAAAAGATGTGACACTTTTAAAAGTCATGAAAAACGTTAGATCCGTTCTGACTGAAATGTTACGCTTTGGTTCTATTGAAGAACTAAAAGAACTAATCAAATCATAAAGGAAGAAAAAACAAATGACTGAACTATTACTATTTTTATTACTTGCATATTTTGTTGTAAAAGACACATCAAAAGGCCTGCTTATTTCTAACATTAGATATCATTTTAATAAGTACTTCAATAAAGTTTCAAAATACTTTAATAAATCAAATCAACTCACAGATGAAGAGTTCGTTTTTGCCTGTTTAACACAAAAAGATATGTCAGATCACAATAACCTGCAGTAGTCAAGTAATGCAGCTTAACATGGTTTCTTTCCCTTTACTGTTGATCTATTCATTGGTAAAACTGGAATACATGACTGCATTGTCTGGGCTACAGTTCGTAACAGTGACATGTCAGACACTTTCTTTCATGCCGGCAAAGCACTTCATGTCGAAAATCAGTTTGTCATCCGGCTTAAAAGCAAATCAGATGTGTCAGTCATCTACCATGAAGTCAATCATATTGTCTTTTACATACTTGACCTACTGCACATTGAAATAACTTCTTATAACTCAGAGGTATTCTGCTACATCAGTCAATATTTGGTAAAACAAATATGCAACAAGTCATCATCTTAATCATTTTGTTCTTGCTGCTTTTATAAATAATCATTTAATACAACATAACAGAGAGAGAAATATATGTCACTCCCAGTAATCGCTTCACAAATCCACAACCACGCTTTATTTGACCAACTTGAGTTCGTCGTCAACCCTGACGCCTATGAACGAGCTCCAGTCAATGAAAAAGATTCAGTAAGCTTTGACAACCAAACACCTGACGGTGTTGCTAAGTTACACTTTGTTAGAGTAAAACATAAACTTACCGGCAGCATTGCTTGGGTTCAAGCTTTTCCTGAACCAGAAGCTGCATAACAAAGTAACCTAAGCGACTGATTGTTTTTTTGTGCGACCAGTCGTATTACAACTTAAGACTGCGAAGTAGTTCGACTCTGACTTTTTATTCCTTTTTGTCAAGTCGTTCTACTCTTAAGTTCACAAACAACAAGCTCAATAGCTAGATTCACATCACTGGTCTCTTGATCCAGTTCATTCTTTACCCAAGCCCTCTTACCCGCTCCAGTCAAAGTCTTCGGAGCTTTCTCAACTAATCTTCTCACTTTAGTCAGCAACTTATCCCCAATCAACACCCTACTTAGAGCACTTACTGCCACCATTTTTGATTCGGTCATATTTCCTCCATTAAATAGCTTAAAAGTTATTATTTGCCTATTTAAAACACTATAAATAGGGAAGTAGTACTTATAAAACAAAGAGAAACTTACAATACTTTTTATAAGTGTAGGAGAAATATATGCCGAAGGGCGATAATGTGAGAGGAAAGCCAAAGCAAGCCGGTTCAGGTCGTAAGCCAGGCGTTCCTAGTTATAAGACACGACTGATGGAGGAGATTTTATCTTATCCAAAATGGCGTGAGCTTTATGAACGAGATGAACTTGTCACACCAGGTTTATTTTGGATCGAAGTCTTGAATGATCCATTAGAAAGCAGAGTAATGAAGCATGAGGTAGCTAAGGCAATGGCAAAATATGTACATAGTCCTGCGCCACAGTTTACTGAAACTAAGTTGACAGCCGACAACTCATTGACTGGATTTACAATGACGTTAATCAAAAAAGAAGAGACTAATGAGTCAACCGAATCTTGATGTTCTTCAACATCAACTTGACTTTATCCTTGACACGACTCATCGATTCATCGGCCTTGTCGGAGGATTTCGCTCAGGGAAAACTTATGCGCTCTGCATAAAAGCTCTTCAACTTGCAGCAGCAAATGAACTACCTGGTTTAATCTGCGAACCAACCAATGGCATGATTACCAGAACTCTTATTCCGACAATGAGTCCACTGTTAGAAAAGCTCGGAATAGAGTACAGCCTTAATAAGTCTGAAAGCTCATATGACTTAGTACTTGGTGGAGCAACAAGAAAGATCTGGCTTCTTTCCGCTGAAAACTATGAAAGAGCTGCCGGTATCTCAGCCGGCTACTTCCTAATGGACGAAGTCGACTTAATGCCAAAGCATATTGCTCGAGCGGCATTTAACATGATGGCTTCTCGTCTTACAAGAGGTAATCAACTACAGGGTTGCGTAGTCAGTACTCCTGAAGGATATAACTTTCTTTATGAGTTCTTTGTCGAACAAGCCGCTGACAATAAAGCTCTTTACCAAGCAAGAACACTTGATAATCCATTCATCACATCTGAGTACTTTGACTTAATGAAGTCAACTCATACTGAACAACAACTTCAAGCTTACCTTGACGGCGAGTTTGTTAACTTGACTTCCGGCAATGTCTATTACTCATTTGACCGAAATGTAAATGCAACAAACTTAACCCTTGCTGACTGGCATGAATCGCATACCATTCATTGTGGAGTTGACTTCAACGTAAACAACATGGCCTGCGTTTTAGTAATGCTTGACGGAACCGTAGCTCATGTTGTCGATGAGATCGTTGGTTGTCGTAATACCGAGCATTTGATTACGACGCTACTTGAACGCTTTCCTAATAGGACGATTGCCATTTATCCTGACGCTTCAGGCTCAGCTGATAAAACTTCAGCTTCAGCCAGTGACATTGCTCTACTTCGACAGGCAGGTTTTATTGTCAATGCAAAAAGCAAGAATCCACCAGTAAAAGACCGAGTTCAAGCGGTAAATGCTAAGTTGTGTAACTCTAATGGAAAGCTTGGTCTTTTTGTAAATATACTGAACTGCCCTATCTTAACGAAAGGCTTAGAGCAACAGGGCTATGATAAGACTGGCGCTCCAGACAAATCAACTGGACTTGATCATGCCCTTGACGCACTTGGGTATTTCATTTATTATAGCTTTCCGCTTACTGGAAAGCCTACCGCATATATCCATTAAGAGAGGGTAACTAATGGCAACAAACCTTTTTGACTTGCTTGAATCTGAAGATGCAAAGTTAGCACGTAAGATAACCGACTACTATGACGGTCGTCAGTTAAAGTACCTTGAGAAAATGTTGGAGGAACCAGGCTCAGGTAGAAAGAACCATGTAGCTCGTGGTATTGTTCCTCGCGAAAGAAACTTATTCAAAGCAATCATCAGCAAAAGCGGCTTGATCAGTAATGACAAACTCCCACTTTTTGAAGTATATGATCAAGCTGGAAAAGAGATCAATGAAGTAGAGACAGAGAAACTAAATCAAATGTTGAAAGACGCTGACATTGAAGATCTGATCAAGAACAATGACCCAATGATCCGCTCTCTTGCAAGCACGAAGGTACTTACTCAGTATGACTTCGAAAAGAAAAAGTTTGTGTATGACATCTTAGGCCTGCATAACAGTTACTTGACCTTAGACGAATACCATAACCCGAACATGCTGCTCTATATCACTGGCACTGACGGCAAGTATACTCGTTTTAGAGTTTACACTAATGACTTGGTTGAAGATTACAAGGTAGACACAAAGACTGGTGTTGAGACAAAGATCAACTCACAGCCAAATGTGTATGGCTTTATCTCAATCAGTAACTTCAATGACACGATTAAACCTCGTTGTTCAGCATTCCATACTCCGCCAACTGACTTGATTCAGATAAATGACATCTACAACCTGCATTTAACTGACTCAGAATATGCATTAAGCTATATGAAGTATGGAACTTGGGTTACTAACTGCACGATATTAGCAACTGACGCAGCTCAAATCGGACGTACCTTGAGAGAGGTAAAAGACCGATCTACTCCAGTGATGACTAACAACGCAACCGGTACTACTCTTACGTTGGGACCAGGTCAAGTCATCCAGCTTGACAGTTCTAAAGTCGATTCAGTCTTCTTCGACTTTAAATCACCAAACATCGACTTAAAACCACTTGACGAAGTTGTTTGTCAATGGGTAGACAGCTTTGCCAATGACTGGTCAGTTGTTGTCGATCAAGGTGGTTCAGCTGACAGTGGCTTCAAACTTATCGTAAAAGAGCTACCAAATATTGACATGAAGAAAGCAAGAGCCAAGATGCAAGAATGTGGCTATGAGCAGCTTGCCAGTCAGATGATGCGCATTGCAAACATCTTTGCTCCTGGTACTTTTTCAGAAGGTTCTAAACCACATGTTAAGTTCTATGATCCGATTTTACCGGTTGACGAAGCTGCCGATGAAGCTACTTGGAGCCTTCGTATACAAGCAGGTCGTGCAACTCGTCTTGACTATTTCATACAGAAATACGACATGACAAGAACTCAAGCTGAAGAAAAGATCGCTGAGATAGATGAACTTAGAAATGCTTCTCAAGTTGCAACACTGACCGACATGAGAAATATTCCTAATGTATCGTCAGCTCTGAAAATGACTATGACTGGTGGCGACATCGTAAAGACCGATCTTGGTAACTAATGCCAGCTATTCATATCACCGTCAATAATACCTCTTGGACAGCTGATGAGTTTTACTCGTTATGTCAAGAGGCATTTACTCGAATAGTAAATGAAACACCGGTCAACACGGGTGCCTGTCAAGATGCATGGCAGTTTGACTTTGCTGAAGACAGTTGTGAGATGTGGAATGACACTGAATATGTTTCGTACTTAGAAGAAGGCTGGTCAAGTCAAGCAAGTTCCGGCTTTATTGAAAGTATCTTATATGACGTCTTTGCGTCAAACTTTAGTGTCACTTAAAAATCGTATAAATAGAGTTGCGTAAGACTGCAAAACTTGCAATAAACACATACAACATATCATATCCTGTAGGAGTACTTCTGTATGTCAACAGAAACCAATGCTGAGTCAGCCACTCAGACCTCTGTAGAGGAAACAAAAGGTGATGTAGCAACTAAATCGTATACTGAGGAAGCTTACCTGAAGGTATTGTCTGAAAAAGATACATTAAAGCAAAAGCTACGCCAACTGGAAGCTTCAAGTAAAGAAGCACCTAACTTTAAAGCTTCGCTTGATGAAGCACTTACTGAAAAGAGTAAGTTGTTTGAAGCATTAAAGGAAGAGAGAGAGAAGTTCGAAAAGCTACAAGCTTCACTGAAAGAAACTAAACTTCAAGCTGCGTTATCTACCGCTCTGGATGCCGCAGGTGCATTGAATAAAGGGACTGTTAGTAAGCTGTTAGACCGAAACTCCATCCAGTTCGACGAAAATGGAGAGATCGTCAATGAGTCAGTTGTCACTGTAGTGAAAGCGATTCAGGAAAGTGATCCATACTTATTCGGAAAAATAGATGACCCAAAGTCATCGCTCACTGGGACGACACCCCCTGGTTCGGGCTCCTTCGGGCAAGATGCCAAACGTGCCGGTGAGAATAATGTAACTCAGACATTGTATTTGACTAAGTTAGCTGCCTGTAAAACGACAGCTGAAGTTAATGCGTTGGCTAAAGAGTTCAACATTTTTAAATAAACAAATAACAAAAGAGGTTCATTAAAATGGCATTCGTAAATCTTACAGGAACTGCTCAAATCGACGACAGCATCATCGCTACCTTCGATCAATCATTTATCTTAGAAGTAGGTCAACTTGACGTACTTGATCCGTTTGTAACTAAAAGACTTAGCGTAGCCGGTGCTTCAGTTAAGTTCCCACGTTATGGCCAACTGTCTATTCCATCTCCTTTGTCAGAAACTGCTGAGGTTACTAAACCACAGATCGTTGACACTGGTATCACCTTGATTCCACAAGAAGAAGGTACCGCGGTTACTTTGACCCAACTTGCTTCATTGCAATCTGCTAGCTTGATTGATGCTGCTTTGCCAGTAATCGTTGCAAACAACGCCGCTTCAACAAGCAATAAACGTGCAGCTGACGCTTTGTTGGCTTCAAGCAATGTATTAACAGTAACTGGTGGTGCAGTTTCAGCTTTGACCGCGACTGACATCGTAACTCCTGGTTTCTTGAATAAGTTGTATAACAAGTTGTCAAGAAAAGGTTCTGGCGTTGCAACCTTCGGTGGTTTCTATGTCTTACAAGCTCATGAAGACGTAATCGCTGACA